CTTTTATCAGGAACACTCTGCCATAATTCGTAGTAGAGATCCTGGAATTCCTTTCTAAATGATTTGCCTGTGTATCCTGCCGGATTGCTTACTTTGGTTATAAACTCATAGGCGCGGTTTGCTGTATTCCAAGCCTGATTGAACTGCGCCATTTGCTGAGGTGTTTGCATTGCCTGAGCGGGGAATGCTTTTGTTATATCTACCACCTTGCTTTTCCAAGCCTGTTTGATCTGTTCTGCAGTGGCTTTTTCTTCTACTCCCAGATATTTGAATGCTTTCTGTTTTGTTATGTTTAGTTGTTCTCCAGCAGCTTTCTCCATTTGTTTCTGAAGGTTGCCGCCGTTTGGTAGGTATTTTGCCAGAGCAAAATTAAGGGAGTGGAGTCCCATCATGGCAGCGGTACTTTTTAAAGCGTCTTCATTTGAATCTCCTTTGAGAAGTGAGGTGACGTAGGTTGCCGGTCCAATAATGGCAGAAGACTTGAAGAATGATGGTTTCATTCCTGCTATAGAGAATGCACCACCCAAGGCAAAATCGCTTACAAAATCCTTTGCTCTTTGTCCTGCATCCTTCTGTGCTTCATCTTTCTGGACTTGGGTGAGACCTGCAAAGGTAAGACCGTTTGATAGTAAGCTGAATGTTCTCGGAGCTATTGTTGCTACTCTGGCAAGAAGAGGAATTCCTTTGAGCGCTCCTGCCACAATCCCACCCCCTACGAGAAATGTACCTACCGTCCCGATGACATTAAATTCAACCTCTGTCATTTTGCCAGCTTGCTCTTCAATGTCGTTGGCATATTTAATTTCCGGATTCCACCAACCAAAAGTGAGAGACTGTGCCAATCCATCAGCTGCTCCTTTGAATGCTCCAATAGTGGCACTTGGAAGTCTTTCTAATACGTCAGTATCTCTGCCCCCAAGGCCAAGCGCCTGTGCTGCTGTCTCAACATAAAGATTTTTAAATGCTTTAAATTTCTGCCCTGATGGACCTTCGATTTCTATATCGTATTGTTCTGGCATGAGCTTTCCGATTGGCTCGAAGATATTCTTTTGGGTTCCTCTAATTAATGAGGAGATGCCTTGAGATATCCCACGTTGAGTATTGGAGAAAAAATCTCCAACATTTTTACTTACCTGGCTAGCAGTTGAGTTTGCGTTTTGTCTTAGTTGTTTTAGAAAATCATCCATATCGTTATACTCCTGGTGTAAATAATCTCCTCAAAAAACCCATAACTCCTGTTTGGTTTTTTAGCTGCCATTCTTCATCAACTATTGATGCTGCGCTTTTTCCTTTATCTGTTGTGACATTCGCTAGATTTTTCTTGAGTTGGTCCGGTTGATAACCTTCCTTCCACGCAGATCTAATTTCATTTCTGAGGTCGCCGTCTTTGACTGTGGATGCTTGTGATTGCTGAGATTGCTGTGATTGGTAGTATTGAGTCTGTCCTGAGCTTGGATCGAAATATCCGACTACATTGCCGAATGCATCTTTGACCGCTTCTTTGCTGTAGGTTTTAGCTCCGCCACCTGAGGTGGTAGCGTTGATTCTGGATGTCTGTGCGTTGTAGAGTTGGAGTTCAAATTCTTTCTCCCAACGTTCTGATTGTTTCTGTGACTCTAGTTCTGATGCTCTTATTTTGTTATAGCTGTCTAGGAGTCCGCCTAAAAATTGCAGGTCGTATCTTAGATTATTAAGACCGAATTCTTTGTCTTTTGTTTCCATTGCAACCTTCTGAGTAATTTCACCCAATGTAGCGTTGTAAGTTCCTGCTTTTGAATTTCTTTCTTCAATTAAATTATTAATCTTCGAGTTTGCCAGTCTTTGGATTTCACCGGTTTCACCTGTTATGGTTGATGCAGAGTATCCTGGATTTTTCCTTACCTTACTGACTGACTCATCTCGGACGTTTTTCTCACCTGAAATACTACTATCTAAGATTGCAATTTCATCTTTAATTTTTCCAAGTCCTGCTTTTCCATATTCCTCGTCATATCTTCTGGACTGATATCCTTGGAGTTCACCTTCCAGAGAACCTACTTTGCTGTAGGTATCCTGGAAACGGGTATTTAATGTTCCCAGGTCAAAGCCGAAGATATTATTACCACCCATACCAGAAAGACCACTTGATAAGTTTGAGACTGATTGCTGTTTACTTGGCTCATCGCCTTCGGAATAAATGTCTTTCCCCTGGGCATCTGTACCCCACCATCTGAGTGCTTTATTTTGATTTGGTTGCCAGTACCATCCGCCGTATTGTTTGTCTGCCATTATTTGCCACCTCCTTTCTTACCTGGCTCTGCTACTTTTGTAATCAAGCCAGTTTTTAAATCGAAATTATATTCGAGATTTCCATCGAGACCGTATTTAGAAAACTTGGTAATAAGCCAGACATTTCGTTGTGCCAGAAGTGCAGTCACAATGGCATTTTGTTGTCTTATTAACTTTTCTTTTTCTCTCAGTTCTTCCAAATCTACACTGTCTAATTTTTTTATTCGTTTAAACATATTTATTCTCCTTCCTCTCTGAATTTTCTTTGCATATTTTTCTGAAAATCTGCTATTTCTTTTCGTTTTTTGCCTAGTTTATTTTTGGCTTCTTGGACATCAATACTTGGATAAAGAGCGGAGTTTTTAACTATTGCCTGAAGGTGTCCTAAATCATTGGCTTTTTCCCAATCTTCAATCAGTGGTTCTACTTCTTCATTTTCAAACCCTTTCCTACTGCTTCGTGCATACCAGTTCACCTTTACTCCATCCGGCGCTCCCTGCGTCACTATCACGAAGCCCGTTTCATCTGCTTTTTCTACATATAAATCTCCAAACCAGCCGACTTTAGTAAGCTGGATTATTGGAATACCTGAGGTAACTGCTGGGTGATAAGTAGGAAAGACTATCTTTGCCTTATTGTTTTTAATCTCTACATGACCATGAATATCTAGAAAGACACCATTGCTTTCAATGCTTGAGTATTTGAGCCATCGCTCTTTGTCTAATGGGTGAGGAATTTTAAAGTTTTTTGTGCCGGTGACATTTAATGCTCCGTCAACCCTCAAGCTGCAATCAAAGCAGTGAACTTCGTTGGTTGCTGATATAACAATTTGATAATTTATCCCCGAGATAATGCCGATATTGTTGCTGTAAGTCTGGATATATCCTGCCAGGGTTGTAGTGTTATAGATCTCAAACCTATTATCAAGAGCGCTCATCTGCACCCTTGGAAGGCTGTCTGATGTTCTTACAGTTCTTCCTACTAGGATTCCTGCATTGATCTTTCCGGCATTGAGGTTTGCTACTTCGGCATCGGTTACTGCCAAATCCTGAATTTTTGCAGTAGATATAGCTGCATTGGCGATTCTGGAGTTTCCTACTTCCAATGCTCCAATCTTTGCATTGGTAATAGCTGCGTCTGCTATTTCAGCGTTTGTTATTGCTGCATCCTGAATCTTGGCTGTACTAATGGCTGCGTTTGCGATCTTGCTGTTTCCTACCTGTAAAGCACCTATATGAGCCGAGAGGATAGTTGCATCTGCAATTTGGGCAGAAAGAGTAATAACACTTCCACCTTTGAATACTTTGGCTGCAGTTACTGCATCTTCTTTTATTTTGTCAGTTGCTACCGCAGCATCTGCGAGTTTTTGTTCTGTCACAGAGAAGTCTGCAAGATTAGAGTCTGCTATTGCTCCTGGCTTTATGTTCACCCCATCTACACTGCTTGGAGCCAGTGGAGGAGAGTCCACAGAATTATGGCTGTGCGGTGACACCTCAGGAAACGGAACATCCGGCGTTTCCTTGTTTGTAAATATTTTTTTAAGTAAGTCGGTTATCATATTTATAAAATTCCTACAGGTTCAAAATAACTAGTTACTGATTTAACTTCTGGTGTATCGTTGCCATTTGGATGGAGATTTAGTGCCAGCTCATATTCTTCTCCTTGTCCTGGCTCATCCTCATCTCCACCTGTTTCGATAGAAAAAATTGCTTTAGTTTTACCTTCTTTATCAAAGATTTCTGCGCCGTCCTGCATTGTGGCTGTTTGCCACTGATCGTCTTCATTCACTCTGTAAAACACCTCTACGCTGGTGTCTTTAGGAAGTTTTTTTGTGACGAGTTTTATTGTTCTGTAGGATTTTTGGGTGAATGGCTCACCGCCATCAAAAACCAACCCTTCATACCTTGCTTCTGCTTTATTCGCTTCATCAACCATGTCGACTCCGAAGGTTGATCCGTCCTGCCAGGAAACGTGTACTTTGTCGCCGTACATTGTTAAAGCACCAATGCTTACGTTTACCATTTTGCCGTGTGAAGGGATGTACTCAAGATTTAAAGCGTAGGGGTCGTTTTTCGTTAATCTTCCATAGGAGTAGACTCCACATTTGTCCGAGCCATTTAAGCCAAAAAGAGGTAAACCACCCATGATTGTTACTCCGCCTGGGTTTACCCATCCGAATTCTCCAGGGAATTTTTTTATTCTTATAAGTGATGAGGTGTCCCAGAAGTAAAGCCCGCCTTTAACTCCTGCCTGTATTGCCATGAATTCGCTCTGCAAAATGGCATTGATGCCTCTTTCTGCAATCATTCTTCTTTGTATCCAGGAGGATTGGATTTTGTCCCAGGTCCAGAGCCAGCCTTCTTCAACTTTGTCTCCTTTGGTTGATCCAAATACCACCAGTTGATCCAGGCCCAGAAGACACTTATTCCTATGACCTTTGGGTAAATCTAAAGCTGGAGCTGCTCCGGCAGCGAATGCTCCTTCGTAATCAACCATTGCCAGATCTTTGGCATCACAAATAAGTAAGACTCCCAGGGCTTCTGCCATTGTGTGCCATGAAGGATCTCCGTTGAGAGATCCCCAATTTGCCTGAACATTTCCTGTCCAGACACCGGATGCAGCGCTCAATGGAATTCTGTGGACTTTTGTTTCGGTTGCCCAGTAAAGATAGGGAAGATAAGCGCCTGAGCCATTATTGTTGGTATATTCTGCTGCTCCGGAGATCTTTCCGTTGGTATCAGTGAATACCAACTCCCAGGTTGCTGTTGGTCCTGCTTTTCTATAAATCTTTCCGGTGTCTCCAAACCCATAGAGATTGCCATCTGAGGCAGGAACAAAAAAGAGAATTAAATCAACAATAGCTGCGAAACCTAAATCCTGCTTAAGTTTCTGGTTACATCTGAGAACATTGCTTTCTCCTCTGATATTTAAGCCATAGCCGAATCTGAATGCTTCCCGCACTCCTGAGTAGGGATCGTCTGCTATGCCTCCTCTAAATCCTTGTATTTTGTATGCATTCATATTTTTATTGCCACCTTGTACTTGCTGCCTGACCTTTGAAGACTGAGTTTGGTTCTTCGTCTTCCCGCTCTTTAATTTGCTGCAGCAGAGCATGAGCTTCGATAACTTCTTTTTCTGCATCACCTTTTTTGCCAGGTTCTTTGGCCAGACAAGTTGCCAGTGCTAATTTCAGAACTGGTTCATCCATCTCCTCTGGAGTTATTGGCTCATCTGTGTCTTCTACGAGCCTTACAGGTCGGCGTTTATAAAAGATGTCAATTACGAGGCCTGCTGTTACGGGTGCTGGGTCTATGAAATATTCATCTCCTATAACGGCACATACTCTTTCCCAGGGGTAATCTCCGGACTGATAATCTTCCTCGCTGACTTTATTGTGTTTTTGCCCATCGACTTTAAGAAGAATCATTCCGCCTGGTTTGAAATCAAAAGGAAGGAAGTAAGATTCTCTGCCTTTGCCATCAGGGAGAAGTTCTGTGAGTTGAGTGGAGTGTTTACTGAGGAATTTGTAGCGTGCAAAATTGCACGCCCTGACTATCGCTTTATTAATCCAGCGGTCTTTGTCAGTATCTTTCCAGAAGCCTGATACTTTGGCAGCTGCTATTCTGGCATTTAAATCTTGCCTAAATTCTTGTAATTGCATAGTTTACTGAAGCCTCCCTGTATTTCGATAATTTTGAACGTAAGGAAGTAAGGCGTTTCCTGGACAGTCAGTTGCAGATTCCGGTACTTCACCATGTCCAACAACTTTCTCTCTTGGTATCCCTCTTTCCATCCGTAGGTCATCTAATGCTGTTTGTAAGGTATCGAGTTGCAATTGGCTTGGGGTTTCTGAGTTATGGAAGCTTCCGCAGAGAACTACTCCAATGGATCTGTAGTTCATTTTGTTGGTGTTGGTATGAGCACCTATTTTGTTATCTGGTCTGCCAAGGATTAACACTCCTTCACCATCCAATGCTCCTGCAATCCATTTGTGGTATCCGATATCATCCCAGCCGAAGCCGATATGCGCTCTTTTAATAGTTGCGAACTTGGTTAAGTCTTTTGCTGTAGCGGAGTGGTGGACGATTATGTATTCCGGATAATTTGCTTTATCGAATGCCGGAGTATCTTTTACTCTGTTTGTAACCCTTCTTTCTCTGGTCCAGGCTATAAGTAATTTTGCTCCATGTGCTCCTGCGTCCTGGTTGTAATCCCAGTTGTATTTAACACTGCCATGTCCTGATTCATAATTTTCTACAACCAGTCCTATTTTGCTTTCTGCCCATCCTGGTCTGTCGATAATTTCCTGAACAATTTCTTTTAGTTCCGGTGTTTCGTAGTAGCTTTCTGCTCCCCAGTGGATTCCTACCAGAATTCCGGCTTCTGCTTCACCTAATGTCCATTGTATTTTGGCTGCAGTTTTAGTCCTTGTAGAGGGTCTGTCTGAACCGTTTGCTGCAAAGACTGCTGCATTGTCCTCTGCAAATCCTTTAATAAGGACATTGGTCATGCCGTTGTTTTGGATAGGGCTTGTGATAAGGATTTTTGCTGAGATTATTTCTGCACCCTGAGGAATGGGGATAGGGCTGAAGATAAAGCCAGCATCGTTGGCTGATTCCAGAGGGTCGAGACTTCCATCATCTCCGAAGGTAATTATGTTGTTGGCAAAGCCTGAGGGATACCAGGTCGTTTTATAATCTTCCTCACCATCTCGGTCATTGCCCTGAAGAAGCCCGATGGTTATTTGCTCATGCAATCCTTCCTGAATGTAGTAGATTTCCAGTTCTGCCTGGTATTCTGCTCCGTGACTTGAGTCCCAGCAGGTTTTTGCATTGTCTGCCGGACTACCATCATCTAAAATGACAAATGCCATAGCATTACCTGGTTTCCAGCTGGTTTGTGCTACCAGTTCTTCCACGATTAGATTCAGATTTGGGGTTTGAACCCATTCGTGGACGTTCCACTTTCTGAGAATATCCCAGTCTACTGCGTTGGTAGTTTGGGTTCTGGTGGAAGGTCTGTTTGAGCCATCTGATTTGAAGGGTTGTGGATCTGCCTCTTTAATTCCTTTTATTTTTAGATTGACAATAAAATCTGTCGCATCGGTAAATGCCGGACGCAGTTTTAGTCTTGCCAGAAGAATTTTTGAGCCTTTGGGGACATCTATTCCTCTAAAACGAAAAGCTGCATTCTGTACACCAGTTGAGTTTCCAAAGGTGATTATTTGAGATGCATTGCCGTCTTTATTCCATGCTGAAGTACCGACTTCTCTGCCGTCATCATTGTTCTGCTGGACTAGTGCTTTGATCTTTAGTACTTGGTTTAACATGGTATTTTTTGCTCCTTCGCTCCGGAACATCTAACTTGATGTTTATTCTGGCGTTCTGTTTCATACCGACAATTTTCATAATTTTTCGGATTGACTGAATGGTTGAACCATCTTTGCCAATTACAGCTCCTGCGTCTTTCTCATCAAGCGTGACAGTGAGAAGGACTCCCATCTCATCGATGTTTCGCCCGATTTTTACTGCTTCCGGTTTGTCGACTATGGCTTTTAATATTGTTTCTAGTATTTCTGAGTCTCTGTTTTGCATCTATAATCACCTCCTTTTCAGTGTCTTATCTTCATTACGCTTTTCTAAGCGCAATTAAAGGCACTCCCAAGGTCCATCCCACAGGCGAGCCTGTTGGATAGGTTGCTGGCAATACTCCATATGTTTGAGTCACTGCCCAACCGGATAATGGTGTACCTGATAGATCGGCTTCATATCCTAAGACAGGAATAACATCTCCTGCTACGGTAGCTGCTACAACTAATGCTGTTGTGTCTTGTCCTACCAGGCAGAGCCAATACAATTTGCCACCCTGTAAAGTAGTGTTTATGGTTAGTTCTTTTACTCCGGTAGTGCTAACATCAACTTCTCCGGCATCCAGAACGAGTTTCCCTGGATAGTTGTTTCCGTTATCTTCGTAAATACCAAGTCTCAACCTGGGTGTGGTTCCTGTTGCTAAGGTTGTTACTCTGACTGCAATCCTGTCGAATGTGGTTGTTTTAGGAAGATAAAAGGGGAATGCACGCAGCGAGTTGGCTGAGGCAACTCCTTGTGTGCTTTGTGCTGCTCCAGTAATAAACGAACCGTAATAGTTTCCGGTTCGCTTAAATCCTAGTAAATCCGCTAGTTTTATTACTGTTCTATATTTAGCCATAGGTTTTTAACCTTCTACAATAACCTCCACTGTCTGTGCTGCTATAGGTGAGGAGACAACAATTTGTTCTGTACCCCTTATCCTCAAAGAGAGGCTGTCTCCTGGGTTATCAAGTAAAAACGGAGCAGCTTTGCTGTCTGTATCATCATGGGCTACTTTAATAGCTCCGGTGTTTGTTCCTTTAGATTTAATTACTACCTCGCAATCTTCACCGACAGCCATAGAAGGCAGAGGATACCAGGTATCCGCATTGGTTATAGCAACGTTTGCAGTTGTAAATTTTGATCTGCTTGCCATAGTATTTCTGCCTCCTTAGAACTTCGGTTCGTCAGTTGTACTTCTAACGCCTGTCGTGACTGTTTGTTCTGCTCCTTCCTCCTGGCCTCTTGCTTCCATTTCTTTTCGGCGTAAAGCACCTTCTCGGACTGCAATATCCCTTTCTCGTTCTTCAAGAGTTTTAAACTTGTCTTTATAGACTTGCTCAAGAGTTTTGCCTTTCATATCAACCGTTTGGATTCTTCTAAACACATTGCCAAAGTTTGGATGGTTATCAAGAAATGCAATTTGCTCCGGATCACTTGTTCGGTAAACACCTTCGTGGAATTGAATGTATTTACCTCGGATGGTAAGAATTCTTATTCCTACTTCTTTAAGGTATGCAGGTTCTACAACTAATTTAAGTTCGTGATACCTTGAGATATACACAACTTCTTGATTAGCTTCAACTTCTTTGGCTGTTTTCTCTTGTGATTGTCCGGATGTTTCAGATCCTTCACCTTCTTCCTCCTGGGTCTGCTTAATACGAGCAATAAGCTCTTCTTTTTTGCCCTCTTTTGAGATACCTAAGCGCTTTGCCTCGGTCCAGAGTTCTGGCATAGACATTTCTTCTAATGGTTTTACTGTTGTATCTGTCATTTAATTCACCTCGCTTTCTTTTTTAATTTTTGCAAGGGTGATAACGCTCACCCTTAGCTTAAGCGACTGCATTGAGTAAGAAAGTATGCAGTGACTTCCAATATTTTGCGTTTTCAATCATAGTCATCAATATCTGTAAAGCTGTTTATAAAGCGCCGATACTCATAATGGCATGGCGTTTTTCCTGCTCCATTTGTAAACCGCACTCTGTGAGATATTCATCGACTTGGCTATCTTCTCCAGGGTTCTGGCGATTGGTCAAAAGTTTTGTATCTCGGTTGCTTAGATTGCGGAGTGTTAAAGCCTCCATATCAAGTCCTACGGCATAATTTCCGTAGGTCACTCCTGCGAGTAATGGATGCTTAATGATGTGCAGTGTTCCGTGTGGAGAATCGTAAGTAACAATTCTCAGCCCGTACGTTTTTGTCGGATTGACAATCTGTACTTTACCTTTTGCCCAGCTGTTGATCATTGAGACCACTGCTGCTGATGCAAAAAGGTATTTTTCTGTGTTTCCGTAAGCAAAGAGACTTTCAAGCCAGCTTTCAAATTCTGACTCGGTATCTACGCTTGCTGTGGCATAGGTAAGAATTCTTGCCAGAAGTCCGCCGGTAAATCGTTTTGGATGTGTGCCTGCGGTAACAATTCCTTTCTTACCAAATAAGAAGGATCTTTCGATATCGACCATGTGCTCGATACCTTTTTTGCGTCTTTGATAATCAAAGTCGCTTTCTTTGGTCCATCCTTTAGTGTTTTTTGCCGATTCTGTGATTCCGACTGGAGTTCTGAAAATCTGACAGTAGTTGGAGACTTCTGTAATAACAGTAGATTTAATCTCTCGAAGTCCTGCTCCTTCTTCATTTGCATTTCCGATAAGCCAGACATCTCCTGATGCATCTGCTGCTGCTCCGGTTGCACCTCCAAGTTCTGCACCAACTGTAACGGTGTTAGCGTCAACAATGGCTGTAACCTGGAATACCCATTTTTGCTTGGCAACTAAGATAATGTCGCCAATCTGCAGATAAGCTGCTTGTCCGGTAAGCGTTAAGTTTCCGCCGTCTGGATCGACAGTTCCTGAACCTGTGAGTTGTCTGCGGCCAAATTCATCCTCGAACCACTTAAATTCAGGGTCCATGGATTCCTGCTTTTTCATCGCCTTACCTTCTCCGGTTACTGGATCTTTTCCAGCGTTTGTCAATATAGCTAAGAGTGGATATCTATTTACATCCAACAGCGACACGACATCCGCCACATCATATTTGCGTGTTACTCCTAAATTTCCTGTTCCTTTAATTCCTGTTGCTGATGGCATAATTTGTGTTCACCCCCTTTCTTTTATTTTTGTAACTAGACAGGAAGGTCATAGTCCTAACCCTCCTAAGGAGCCTCTTGACCCACTGCGCCCAAGAGCTTTCTGGATGCGTTTTGTTTCGGCATCCGAGCCATCGGGTTGGGCCGGAGCGCCCGCTCCACTCTCAACCTGAGCTTTAGCCTTTTTGAGTCGGCTACGCTCGTCATCTGATATATCGGTTGCATCGTTGGACTCTCCTTTGTGTTTGCCAAGGAAAGCATCTACCTGCTTGCAGGCCTCTTTTAAGGAGATTACTGTTCCTTTTGCACTTGCTGCATCAATAATTGTTAAGACCATTTTTCTATAATCCGGATCATCGAGTGGATGTTCTTTCTTTGCTTCTGAAATCTCCCTTTTAACAGAGTCTCTGATTTGGGTCTGGCTTTCGATAGTTTTCTTTACCCCGTCATCTATGCGCTGCATAACCCATTTTGCAAAGTCGGTGGGTGTCATTTTCTGCAGTTCTTCGGGTGAGGGGAGATCGGACGTGTTTTCTTCAGGCTTATCTTTGTCTTCTGTAGCATCTTCTTTTGGTTTGGCTTTTCCTTCAAGCGTTGCAATCCTTCCTTCCAGGGTTTCGTAATCTTTTATAACTTCTTCTCTGCTTTTGCCATTCCAGCGGTTTTTTGCGTCCTGGTTGTCGTTATCTTCTTCTGAGTTGTCCTCATCATCATTATTTTCTTCAGAATCTTCGTCATTTTCATCTTCTGTTTCTGCTCCGGCTGGAGGAGTAGTGCCACCTTTATCCTCACCTTCGGGAGTTTCTGTTCCTTTGTTTTTATCTTCAGCAGAATCATCCTGATTTTCATCAGGCTCGCTTAAAAGTTTTTCTAATTCTTCCCGTTCTTTTAATTTGTTTTCGTCCATATTATTTCTCCAATTGTTTTGACATCTCGTCAGACCTGCCGACTGATGCCTTGCAAACTGCTATAGCTGATTGCTTTTTATCCATACCCTTCTTGGGTTTAAAGTTTGGGTCTGCCATGAGCTTTGCGACACATGATTCAATCTTTCGCCCCTTCTCGTTTGGCTTTCCATCTTTTGTATAAGTTCCTTTTCCGTATGGCATAGTTTTAATATTCCTCTGATGCGAGCTCCATTTCTGGACCATCTTGCATCAAACCTCCTAATTTAATTTCTCCTTCCAATACTTTATCTAGAACTTCAATAAGGTCTTTTACTGCTGTATCAAAGCTGACAGTTTTCTCTTCTTTATGAGTATCCCAGCTGCCGATATAAGCACACCTGGCTGCAGAGACTGCTTCCTCAACAACCCGCCATTTTTTATGCTTATCTTCTCTGGTCTGTGTCTTCTTAAATTTGGCGAGCACGACATTGTCAGAGCTTTCCTGTTCTTGTTCCTCGTTTTTATTTTGTTCTTCTTTTGCTTCTGCCATAGTTTTATTCTGCCTGCAGGGTTTGGGATGCTTCCTTTTTTTCGTTTTCTGCAGTCTCCACTATGCTTAATACTTTTTTGTAGGCTTTGATTGCCATTTTGTGCTCCATGTCTTCCTCAATCGGGCAGTCTGTAAGGTCTTCAACTTCCAGTTCGATTTCTGCATCGATCTGACGTTTTAAGATCTGCCATCCCTCTGTTTGTGTCATCTCCCAGATGGCTCTGCCGGTTTCCAGTTTTTCTTCTGCTGTTTCTGCCATATTGTTTTAGAACGATGTTTCACCAGGCGTTTCTTCGTCCGGTGATTCATTAAGATTTATCTGGGTTTTATCTGCTCCCAATCCTCCTAAGTTTTGAGTTTCAGTATTTTTAATCTCCTGAAGGGTTGCTACTAAACTATCGATAACATCGGGGAAGAGTGACCCTTGGAGGAAAGCTTTGCGGGCTGCATTAAAAACAATATCTACCTGCTGCCAGACTGCTTCATTGTTCTGTTCGGGAGTTATAGCCTGAGCATTTGCCTGAGTTGTATCTTCTGGGAGTGGCTGATTGTTTGGATTAGTATTATCTTGTGCCATAAGTTTTTATACTAATGGGAATGGTTTTTCAGCATTCCATAAAATTGCTCCTATATATACTTCTAATGAAGGAGCTGCTCCTCCTGTTATTGTCACGACTGCACGCATGTATCTCTTTTTGCGCTCGGTTTGCATCTTATAAACCGTATCAGCTGTGACAGTAACTTCCTCTCCACCTTTGGTGATAGTTGCTCCGGAGGAAAAATCAGAAACATCTGCTTCTTCAATCTTTACTTTTGTCGAAGTCTGATCTCCTAGGTTTCCAATGGCAACATCAACGAGCGCAGTATCAAATGCAGGTTTGTCGCTAACATAAGTATCAACACTAGCTCCATTAGTTGTTGCAGTAATCACCTGAATGGGGAGTATGGTTTTTGTTTGTATATTTTGATTAAGTGTCCTCATAGTAAAAAATCTAATAAATTGGGGTTGCAACTTCTAAATACACGTAGTGCGTATACTCAGAAGCCACAACCCCGATAGTTTCGTTAGGTGTTACTTCCTAATGATTACATTCTATTTGGCAAGAACTGTACATCTCAATAAACTTTCTGTCATTAATTGTCCTTGACATGTGATAATTAATTATTTATATTGATCCTAGATATCGAAATTCGATATTATACACTGAACAATGCTCACAAAAAACTTTTTCCGTGGATTTATTAAGCTTCATATTCTTCATCATGCGTCAAAGGAACCTGTGTATGGTGTTTGGATAATTGAGGAACTTAATAGGCATGGATATAAACTAAGTCCTGGAACTTTGTACCCTATCCTACACTCTCTTGAAGAAGAGAAATTACTTACATCTCGGAGTGAGACAGTAGAAGGCAAGATTCGTAAATATTACGAAATAACTGATGAAGGTAAAAAAAGACTAGAAGAATCAAAATTAAAAGTCAAAGAATTAGTAGATGAATTATATCAATGAGATGAAAAAAGTCCTGTTTCTTTGTTTCCATAACTCCGCAAGATCGCAAATTGCTGAAGGGTTGCTGCGTTATCTCGGCGGAAATAAATATAAGGTTTATTCTGCCGGTATCGAAGCGACTTTTGTCAAACCTCAAGCAATTTTAGTTATGAAGGAGATTGGCATTGATATATCAAACCAAAGAAGTAAAAAACTTGACCAATTTCTGAATGAACAGCTTGACGAAGTTATAACAGTATGCGATGAGGCAAACGAAGCCTGCCCAGTGTTTCCTGGCGCAAAGAATAGAAGGCATTGGAGCATGCCAGATCCTTCCCATGCAAAGGGAACGAAGGAAGAAGTTTTGACTTTTTATCGTCAAACGAGAGATTTGCTTCGAGAGAAAATAGAATCAGAATTATTAGTAGAAAATAGGGAACCATAATAAAAATATGGAACATTTAGCAAACGATCATCAATGGTGGAGTCAACCAGTAAATCAACTAATAAAAACATTCAATCTTGATGTTGCAAAAGGACTCTCTCAAAAACAGGAGAAAGAAAATAGGGTTTCCTATGGTACAAACACTCTCACTGAAATTAAACCCACCAGTGTAGGAGAGCTTATCCTTGAAGGCATAAAAGAACCAATGATGATAGTGCTTTTATCCATTGGAGGCATTTCACTTCTTTTTGGCAAACCTGTTGAGGCAATAGTTATGGTCTTTGTAGTAGCAGCGTATATCGGCGTTGAATTTATCAATAAATTTAGAACCGATAGAACAATGGCTCGCTTGCGTGAACTTACAGAACCGACAACAAAGGTTTTACGGGACGGAAAACAGCAAGAGATACAAACAAGTGAGGTAGTAGTTGGAGATGTTATCATCCTCTCAGAAGGTGTGCGTGTTCCAGCTGATATGCGACTAGTTGAATCGTATGGAATGATTGTCAACGAAGCTTCTTTAACTGGTGAGTCTCTTCCTGTAAATAAAGATGCCAAGGCTGAAGTGGAAAAAGAGACACCGCTTGCAGAGAGGCGAAATTGTGTTTTTTCAGGGACAACAATTCTTTCAGGTGAAGGCAAGGGAATTGTCATGGCAGTTGGGGAAAAAAGTGAGTTAGGGACAATTGCAACTGAAGTTCAAGCAAAGCGGAAAGAAAAAACCTACATCCAAAATGCCATGACCAAATTAGCAAAAACGCTGGCAGTATTGGCAATTATTGTCAGTATTATCATCCCTACAGTTGGTTTATTGCAAGGACAGAGTTTTCAGGAGATGGTTTTAACCTGGCTTGCCTTAACGTTCCTGATGATACCAGGACAACCACCAGTCATTATTACCATGTCTCTTGCTCTTGCTTCATTTGCGTTAGCAAAGCAAAAATTGGTTGTAAAACGTCTACGGGGAGTTGAGGTTCTGGGTCAGGTAACTACAATAGTCACTGATAAAACAGGCACAATCACTGAGAATAAAATGGCGGTTAATTCCCTTATCCTAAGCGATGGAAAAGAACTAAAGCCAGATCAATTACCAGAGGACTTGTTGCAGAAAATTAGTCTGTGTTTGCCCCAGTATTCAACCGACCCAACGGATAAGGCAGTTAATGAAGTGTTAGTGGGATCAAAAAGAGACACTAACTATATTTCACAAAAAGGTTTCTCAGAAAATAAGCCGTGGCGGACAATGGTTTATAAGGAAAAAAATACCCAACTGTTTGCCTTTGCAGGTGAACCGGAAAGAATTATCAACTCAACAGAGTTACCGACAAAGCAAAGAGAAAAGCTGCTAGATATTCTTAAAAAAGAAACAGAAAAAGGACACCGAGTGATTGGTTATGCGTTTAAGGATAGTGGTAATGACTTTTTAGAAAAAACACAGTTTTTAGCATTGGCCGTTCTTTCTGATCCGATTCGGCCAGGCGTGAAAGAAGCTGTAAATTCTTTGGGAAATGCTGGAATAAATACCTACATAGTAACAGGTGACCATCCGACAACTGCCAAAACAATAGCTGAGTCAATAGGGATTAAAGGTGATGTGCTGCAAGGCTTAGATCTTGAAAAAATGAATGATGCTCAATTGTCAGAAGAACTTTCAAGTATCAGGGTATTTGCCCGTATTTCACCGTCTCAAAAACAGCGCTTGGTTACACTTCTGAAAAAACAAGGTGAAACAGTGGCAGTAATTGGGGATGGGGTCAATGACGCACCAGCACTTAAAGCTGCTAGTGTAGGTATTGCTATGGGTGAGATAGGTACAGATTTAGCGAAAGAAACGGCGGATTTAGTTTTAACCGATGACAATTATGTTCATCTCCCAGAGGCAATTGCGTTGGGACGCAAAGCACTTGATAACTTCCGCAAAGGCTTAACTTATTATCTTTCCGCCAAGGCAATACTCCTTGCAATATTCCTTGTCCCGCTTGCTTTGGGTATACCTTTCCCATTTGCGCCAATCATGATTATTCTTACCGAACTCTTGATGGATTTAGCCTCCTCTACGATCTTTGTAACGGAAAGTGCAGAACCTAATGTACTAAACAGAAAACCGCAGACCATTACAAACTTTTTGAATAAAACAATTGCTCTAAAGATTTTGAAAAACGGAGCATTTTTAACAATAGGTATTCTTGCTGTTTATCTCTGGCTTTATTATCAGACGCACAATGTGGTACTCGCGCAGACCGCTGCATTTGTTACTTGGTTGTTGGGACATATTATGTTAGCTCTCAACTTGAAACAGGAGAAGCTCTCTTTACTCAAGCAGGGGCTTTTCTCTAACCATTTCGGCTTATTCTGGTTAGTAGGAATGATTCTTCTTTCTTTCATCATCACAAATGTTCCATTCGTCTATTCATACTTTCATACAACCTTTATCCCTTTGAATGTATGGATAGGGATTTTAGTAATAGTTTTCATCTCAACATGGTGGATTGAGTTGCGTAAAATTGTAAGCCACGGTCATGAAAGTTTCTCATAATAATCTTGTCTATTTTTAATATGAATTTTCCTTTCCAAAGGAGGTGTATCCATGAAGAACCAGATCCGCAACCTCTCCAAGTCATCAGCATTTCGATTCGTTCTAACGATGGGTATTGTCGACCTGTTTGGTGACATGGCCAATTCCGGTGGAGCGAGCATGAAAAAGAAGAAAAACAATAAAATAAGGAAAGCATTATTACTTATTTTCATTATTATTCTTCTCTCGTTTCTGGCTATTTATAGCATAAAATCTACTCCTCAGCCGCAAGAGACAACGCAACAGTCTACACCTATACCTCTTCAAACATCAAAGCTCTCATCTTGTTCTTTCGTAAGAAGTGATCAGCAAGACCCGCAGTTTTGTAATCATAATTCCTGTACATCTGCTCTCCCATACAAAAGTACTAAACTCATATCTTACTTTGAAGAAGTTTCTCAGAAGACAAGTATTCCAGCGGAGTTATTAGCTGCAATTGCCCGAATTGAGTCAACCACAAAAGACTTTACAATCTCTGATTATACAGATGAGCAAATAACTGCTATGGAAGATGTAGAGAAAATTAAAGAGAATATTGACACAATGGTTGATAGTGGTAAAAAAGCAGCTTGTCCACGAAGTATTACCGGAGCATTGGGACTCATGCAGATGCAACCGCCAGAGCATATTCATAATGCAATAAGAGAGGAGTTGCTTAATCGGTATAACAGAGAACAAATGCTTCCATTATTTGCGATAGAGAATGATGCATACAATAGAGAGGCTGCAATACGGTCTTACGAGCAAATAAACGCCCATGATGAAGAAGCTATGCTGCATGGAGCAGCATTTGCAGGAATTGATAGACCATTAAAACGAGAAGATTTCTGTCACCCAAAGACAAATCTTTACTTAGCTTCAGGACTTATCTTAAAAAAAATGCAAAGACTGGGATATGGGGATAGTACAAAATGGAATCCCACATGGTCAAATGATAAGCAAGCTATTGAAGCACTTATTACATCTTACTACGGCTGTTTACAATATCCGAATTGCAATACCGGACCATATAGTTATTCAGATGATGTCTACAAAGGTATACAGTCTTGCAAAGGGTAATCTAAATCCACAACTCAAGTTAGTATTTTAAACACACATTGTTCTTAGCATTACTATATCAAAGTTATCAGTTATACTTAAGATAGTACATAATTTACATTATAGAAAATTCAGAGTTTAAATCTTCTTCCTTAGATATTCTGAATACTTCTCGCACTCTACTGCAAATAATGCACATATTGTCGATAAGCGCTTTAATGCTTTAAGAAGTTCTCTCCTTTGCTTGTTTATTACTGCAATCTCCTTTTTAGTTATAGCCTTCTCGTTCATCATCTTAAGCATAAATACTAGCACAAATGAATACAAGGAGTATGTCGAAAATGATACAAGCAGTCTATAGGATTGTAGGGTATGGGAAAACCTATAACGCATCGAGACGTTCTCGAGAAATTTGGTGCAAGACTCCAGAAAGTAAGAAAGGAGAAGCGTGTTAGCCAAGAAGAGCTTGCTGCCCAGTTGTCGATGCATCGTACTTATGTTGGGATGATAGAGAGAGGAGAAAGAAATCCCACAATAAGAACGCTGTATAAGATTGCTAAAGCGTTAAAGGTGAGTGCTTCTGATTTACTTCCTTTTTAATCATCTTGCCATCAAAAAATAAATTCCGGAAATAATAAGAAGAACTAGGACTACGCCGACTATTACAGGTGTTCTGTCTGGGGACTTTCTTTGCTCAATAATAGCTCCGTAGGAAAAAGGCCGTTTATCTGGTCCTTTTTTAAAGAATTTCATCCTTCCTTCAGTATATCAAGAATTTTACTTATTTTTATACACAAGGAGTATGCACTTCTTACACTTTTCACACAAAAAAAGGTTAAAATAAATTTTTGTGAAGCAAAAACCAAACCGCGAGCATAAAAAATTTCCCAAACTGCGATTTTTAGTCATTGATGATGAGGTTGCTATTGGTGAGGCTATCTGTTTTGCGATTGATATGACTGGAAATGATACGGTTCGCTTTTCCAATCCTGCTGACGCAGTAAAAGATTTTAGAAAAAACCCCAGTAAATATGATGGTGTGTTTACTGATTTAAGTATGCCTCAGATGAGTGGAGAAATGGTCATAGAGAGAATAAGAAAAATTACCCAAGAGATCCCTATTGTTATTTGCACTGCAACAGGAGGAATCTTTACTACTGAGGATCTGGTTAAAATGAACGTTTTATCTCTTATTGCAAAACCTTTTGAGTTGAGCGATATTGAATTAGCAGTCAAGCAAATACAAGAAAACTATATGATGCGAAATAGCCTACTAAAATAGAGGTTAAGCGCCAAGCATTTGACCAATCAGCGGTATTTTGTTCATTAGCTCTCGAATTCCTCCGGCTACCCCTGGACCAGGTGGTTGAGTCCCCTCAACGGGCGACACAGGCCCATTCTGGGGGTTGTTCATTGGTGTTTCTACTGTCGATGCTTCTGTTTGGTCTGGTCCTAGCAATAATTCGATATAACTGTCCAGGTCTAGTTCTTCGAGCATTAGCTTTTGTAGCTCTCTTTTTCGTTTCAACCATCGCTGAATGTCTGCTGGATCTTTAGGATCTGGTTTGTCCTGGGCAATCAGCTTATCGTAGAGAAGCAGTATTTGGTTGATTCTGGCTTGTTGGTCCGGTGGAATAACTGGTTCTACCTCTACAATTGCATCTACTTGTACTTTTTTGTCTGCCTCTTTGAATTCTTTAAAGTCCACTTTATCTCCTACAATTCTATAAAGTTTATCTTTATCTACAAATTCTTGGTTCATTTGAATGAGAATGTTTACTAGTTGGGTTAATGCTACGGCTACAGTCTGTGCATTCATGCTTAGGCGGAGATTACTTTGTCCCAAGAGCATTGCCACTTTTCCTAGTGGCTCATTGGTTGATTGTGGCATTCCTTGCATATATTCTCCAAGTGCTAGGGTTCTGGAGATTTCATCACGCATTAATTTGTCCTCATTTACTCCCATCAGGCTTATTTCTGGTGGCCTTTCGATAACTGCATCGTCCATTTTGCGAAGTTCCCAGATTGCTCCAGGGGAGAAGATAATGTCGTTTTTGGTAATACCGGAGTCCTTCCGGATTTTGACTACTGGGTCTAGCATTAAAACCACATCATCCATTCTTTGGTTTCTAAGGTCTGCAATCTCTGTAATCGTTGTTTCTACAGGTTCGATATGTCCGGTTGCCCAGAATTCCCAGAGGAGTGGCATATCCGGCAGGTCTATAAAAATCTTTCCAGTGTTTACACCAAGATAGGGGTTTTCGTCATCTCTTATAACAACTTCGCCATTTGATATAACAATGAGTTTATCTTCCTCAAAGTCCCAGCATTCCCACAGTTCCAGTTGCTTTTCGCCTTCTGCTTTGGCTGGGAGGATCTTTCCTTCTCCGCCTTGCTGGTCTTTTTGACTGCCTGCAATTTGCGACATTTTCTTTGTATTGACTTCATATCGCTCTTTTTTCCAATCCTCAACCACTTTTGACTCACAGAACTCAAGATTCTTATAAATCTTATTTTCGCCTCTGTTTTTTTCTTCTTTCTCTATTTTCTCTTTCTTTTTGACAATCCGATGAATTAGCCACGGACATGCCTCCTGCAGGTCTTCTGTTTCCGGAGCGGGCAGGAAGTCCCAAAGGTCTACAAGACTGGCTGTGGGGTCATCGTAGGTTGTTATGGTCTTACCATCTTTGGTAACACTTGATACCTTCCATGCTAGTTTAAGGATTCCATTCCCATATATGACTGAGGACTCTATCCAGTGGGGCAGTTTCTTTGCCAGCTCTATAATGTCAAAGTCGTAATTTACCAAATCATCCCATGACTGTAGAGACTCTGACTCAACATCTTGCTTCTCTCTGGGAAGAATGCGTGTTTTGCGCTTTGCTGTAGCAAGTCTAGATACCACTGTCTGGACGATTTCAAAGGCAATAGGTGGCATGAGTCGGGTGTTATAAGCGTAGTTCTGCTTATTCTGGTAAGCTCTGTAGAGCATGTACATCCGTAGCCATTTTGCTTGGTAGGGATCTCTGAATTCTTTGGCACGCTTAAATCTTGCCTTCCATTTGGTCAAGAGTTTTTGCTCCTCATCGGTAGGTTCATACTTTCTAGTCTCGGTTATTTTTTCTTCTTTTACTTCTGGCATATTTTTTGCAACAAAAAAGGGCTTAGATTCATCTACTCGTGTGAGTAAAAAATCTAAGCCCCGAAAGATTCGTTAGGCGAATTTCGTTACAGCTTCATGCTACAAAAGTGGAACTGTCTTTTTCAAGTACGTTACTGGTTATTGAAAGCTAATAGTGGAGAGGATTTGATCTGTAATCTCTTTATTTTCTGCGGTTGGCGGATAAGTAGAGAAAGAGTGAAGTTTACCATCTTTGACTATAACCGTCATATATCTGCCTTTTTGTCCTAATACTAACCCTTCAATTCCTTTATAACCGCCCATAGTGATATCTTCTACTGTAGCAGGGTCCATTTCTTTTTTAGATTTCTCTAAGCTATCGTTTGATGCACTGTTGCTTATATTGTATAAACCATAGAGTTGATATGTAATTTCATCATTATCAGTTTTTTCAATATAAAAACTTGCAGTTCTCGGTATACCTGGATCGTCTACTGCTTTCTCTTCTCTAAAAGTCATGCCTTCTGGAGTCGTAATGTACAAACCTGCTGTTCCAATAAATCTTTCATTTGGCTTAAGTTCTCTATTTGGCGTTGCAGGTGGAGTAGTAGGAGAAGCTTTAACTGCCTGTGTGTCAGCAACAGTAGTTTGTTTGGATGTGCTCACCTTATCAGAATAAAAAGATACTCCAGCTATTATTAATCCAATCAAAGCAACAATAGTAATAGGTTTTATTCTCATACTTATTGATCTCTGCCACCTGGCATAAAGGTGTAATTATAGAGGTTGAATTTGCTCGATTTCTTGCCTTCATTAAGGAGTATTTGTGCTATTTCCTCATCTGTCATTTGCTTTGTTAATTGGTAGGAAGATTCTGTTTCTATAGTGTTGCTTCCAGCTTTAATTGCTCCTTCACTGCCTGGGGTAATGTCTTTGCCTTCTCTAAGACGTTTGAGTAAATTTTCTTCGTTATCAACTAATCGATAGTAGTGGAGATTTCCTGTTATGGCCATTAATGTGGTATCCTTGCTTACTCTAAATTCTACGCCGTTTTCTGCTGCTGATTTGGCTTCTTCTCTGCTCATCCCCATCTTTTCTACAAAATAGTCTTCTACATCCTTGCGTTGTTCTTCTGCGATATCGCCTTGAAGAGAGGGGAAGTTTTGCCTGTTAAAGTAAAGATAGCTTCCGGCGAGTAATAAAATGATGCCTATGATAGCTGCTATCGTTAATTTACTCATATCTGTGTAATCTGAATATATCAAAAGTGAGCCTATAAGTCCAGCGGATTTCTTAATTTTCTTATTTGTCTTACTACCTTCTCAAGAAGCAACCTAGCCCCTTGATCAGGGGGGCTAGGCAGGAACAAAACGATTAGAAGTCTGCCTAGTCGGCAATCTTCTGCTCATCAAAGCCAATCTTGGAAGTGCCGTTGCATGGATTATCATCCAGCCAGACATTTCCAATGTTATACCACCACGGATCGCTTGGGTCTGTTCTTACCCAGGCATCGTAGTACGAATTCTGGTTAATCGAAAAGTGGAATTGGCTTCCTGAGTTGTAACTCAGTAGGTATGGTGCTGCTGTGTTAGTAGCATTCGTACCTGGGATGTAGGCATCATGAGTTGCCCATCCGTTTGGTCCATTACCGTTGGTCCAAACAGCGTAGTTACTCAAGCTACATCCTGACCAGGTATACTTCATGGTAGTGGGACTGCAGGTTCCACTATCGTAACAGTATCCTTCGTTACTTACTGAATACCAATACTGGCCAGGCCCATATGCTGTGTAGTAACCGCCATCTTGTGCGTAAATAGATACTGCAGCATGGGCAGCTTGCGCTCCTGTCGTAAAGACGACGAGGGCCATGAGTAATCCAAAGAACATTTTTGATAGATTTTTCATTTTGTTTTTCATTCACCCCCTTCCTTTTTTAATTTGCCCTCACTTACAATCCCAGCGTATTTGTGTAGCTGAGAAGGTCGCCTCCGACAGTAAATCCTACCTGTACAAAAGCCTTAACTCCCTCTACTTCTTTGGATTCATCTGTGAATCTGAAAAAGTAATTTGTTCCACCCTTTTCACCAGTGCTTGCAGTTAATTTGCTTAAATCAGCACCTGCATTTTTGGTGATGAACTCTCTGGCTTTTGCTTCTAATTGCTCAGGAGAGAACCTTGCTTCGGTGTTATATTCCTTAGCTGGTTGTCCTTTTGCAACTGGAGCTGGTCCGAATTGAACGATTTTATTCGTTTTAGTATCGACCTCAACGTAGTCTTGTCCCACTCTGTAGTATTCAGCTATAACAGAATTGCTGTAGCTTGATTTAGCGGTAGAGACATACTCAGGATTTCCCTGATTGCCAGTTAAAGCTTGGATGTTTGCGACTGCTGCACCTCTCTCTGTCGCAGGTCTTGCGAGACTTGCTTCTTTGGCGTTTGAGCCTTGTCTGCGTAATTCCTCTAATTGCTTAGCGGTATCACCAGTAAAGCGTACTTCGCCTTCATGCGTGCCTTTTTCTGTTTGGCCAGCATTTACAGCTTGTTCAGCTTTGGTTCGCATTTGCTCTGTCAGGGCATCGAGAGTTTCTTGCGGACTTAATGATTGTGCTGATACAGCAGTTACTAATCCGGTTAAAAGTGCTACTCCAACTATTGCTGGAAGTATTACTTTTCCTTTATTTTTGATTGTCATTTATTTTCACCTCCTTTCTTGTTAATAAACCCAAGATTTATAATTAATCAATTGGGTTTTCAAATAAAAAAGATATGAAGTAAATTTGGGATTTTTGAAGTGGGGTAGGTTATAAAAGGTAAGAATAATCTTACTTTTCTTACTTCTCATACACCAAGTATCTAGTAATTGTTGAGAATTGTCAATAGCTATTTCTTAGTGGTGATTTTAGAGGATAGTTGTTATTCTGCAGGTACGTTGGAGAAGCTTACTAGCTGGCCACCCTGTGTATATGTGATGGTTAATTTTTGTTTATCGCTCTTCCAAATAAAGACGTAATTTATTTGTTCACCTTCGCCTTTAGTATCAGCTTCTAGATTAAAATTCTCTAAATTTATTTTGCCGATTGCCTTCTCGTGTTTTTTTATAAAATCATTGGCTAATTGTTCTGCCTCTGCTTGTGTGTACCGTGGGGTATAATCATATTCTTTTTCAGGGCTTGACCAGCGCGAACCATCCTTATTTTCTCCCCATGTTCCTTGCTTTGGAGACATCTCTATCACTTTGTTGGTTTTGATGTCTATAACAAATAAATCAAAATCTACAGTATAGGTTTCTATTACTGGTTTTTCATCAGGTTTATTAGGATTCTTAACTACACATTCATACTTCACGGGTGCGTCCGGTCTATCTAAGAAGTCTCTTATGGCTGCTACTGCTTTTTCCTGTTCCTCCGGAGCTCTTGCACTAACAGAACACCACTCCTGTTGTGTTTGCTTGTATTTCTGAGTTTCCTTATCTCTGTATGATGGGTCGTTAAATAAAAGGTTTGACAGTTCCTGTTGAAGTTGGTTTCTGAGGTTCACAAGTGCCTCTAGAATTGATCCTTTTGCCATAACCTGGGAATTGGTCGTTACTCCGAAGAATAAGACCACCAAAACAATTGCTGCAAAAGCATAGGGTACACTAGTTGCCCAGAAGGATTTGCGTTGGGGAAAATATGTTTTCACTTCCTGCTCCAGGTCTTCTTCTTCATGTATTTTGGATAAGATTTGCTTCTCCAATGCTTTTATGTGCATTGTGTCTTTTTGTTCTTCCTGTTCAAATGCTGATTTGATTACATTTTTGAATTTCATATTAGTGCTTCTTTGAGCTTGATAATCGCTCTATAAAAACGCATCTTGACTGCTGCCTCTTTAGTATCCAGGGCAACAGCTATTTCTTTGAATTCCATTTCCTCAACAATCCGGAGTCTTATAATTTCCTGTTCTTCTGGTTTCAGCTTCAGTAACTCTCTCTTTACCCTCTCTATATCCTTTTCGTGGGTAATCTCTGCATCCATCATGTCCTCTACATCACTATTGTCAAAGAGTTCTATGTTATTTTGCTCTATAGAAACTGTTTTCTTTTTGGACCTCATCTGGTCTGCAATCAAGTGCCTGCAGATAGTAAGCAGCCAGCTTTTTAGCTCGCCTTCGCTTTTGAAATTAAATTGTTTATAATTTTTCATTGCTTTCAGGAAAGTCTCCTGTACTATGTCGTCCACATCTTCCTGTTGATACAGGGATTTCCTGGCAAAAAAGTACACGAGCCTAATATAATTTTTGACTACTTCATCGAACGGTGGCTTCTGCATAATTAAATGGTCCGCTTCAACCGTTCTATATAAGTAAACGGAAGAGTTGGCAAAAGTAACATTTTACAATTATATCGAAAATTGCTTGCTTAGGTATTAGATCTCGATATTACTTTGCTTTTTGGGGAATGTTCCGGCGCTTCCGCCTTCCTCTGGAGTGATACGTTTTTGCTCTACAATCTCTTTCCGGTAGGGTTTACCGTTCTGAATATAAATATCAACTCGGCCATATTCCACCTTCCGGATGTCCTCCAGGATTTTAGCTTCTGCCTCTGTGACAATGACTGTTATTTTCTTTGGTTCTTTATTTGTTTGGCTCATATTTTGAACGTTTTAATAGGGCAATATGCCAGTAGATTAAAGCCAGCCAGAAGTCGTTTGGTCCGGTGTTTGCCCATTCACGCTTCACCTGGCCCAGCTTATCAGTTACATTGCGTGCATACATCGTCTGAGCGTGTTCTATAAGCATTTTGAAGGTAGGACTGCTGTTGGACAGGGAAAACTTGATTTCTCCTTTGCGGAGCGCTGAGATGGTATCATCCATGATTCTGGTCCTGGAGGAGAAAACCTTTACTTCTTCTTCAAACTCCGGCTCTTTTCCTTCCTTCTCATCAAAAAACCTTATTACCTCCAACATCTTTGGGTCATCTTTGAACCAGCTCAGGTAAACTCTGTAGGGGAATTGCTTGGCCAACTCGAATGCTTCTCTGGTATACGGTTGGCCATCGACTACTACCACTCTGATGTCAAAAAATGTTATAAGGTCTGCTGCCTGCTGCCATCGGTCTTTGCCCTCATGGTCGGTTAGTATGCCTATCCAGAAGATTCCCAGCTTATTGCCTATAATCAAATGATTTCCTTTGCCTGTGCCTGCTCCGGTGTCTATGCCCATTACGTTGTATTCCTCTGTAGAATCGGCCTTCACGTCTGTCACGTTGCGTATAAAAAGGCTTGCTGGGATTCTTTGGTCAGCTGATAAATAAGGTAGTCCTAAAATCATGTTATAGAAGTAGGTGTCATCATCTGCATCCTTTTTTTCTTTTATTAAATCCTGGGCTGTTCTCCAGGGTGCATGCATTTGGCTTATCCAGTATCCGGACATTGGTCTGCCTGGGTATTTTGCCTCCCAGCTTCCATTTTCATTGATGTCCTGGGGAGTTATAAGTTTTTTACACTCTTGGCAGATATAAATGCCACGCTCCTCATCTACGTTTTTGTCCCATTCCATATGCTGTCTGAATCTGCAGTGGGGGCAGTTAAAGCGCCAGTATTTCTGGTCTGATTGCTGGAAGATCTTGTCTACTCCAAACTCCGGTACTGTAGGAGTAGAGAAGTAGTGCTGGCTTCTGATTTTTGAGTAGCCCATACGGGAGGTGTAATCCCTGATAACGTCTGTTTTTGACTTGTCCAGTTCGTCATGAATGTTTCTGTCGGAAGAAAGCATGATGGCCTCCCGCTCTGTGAATGTTCCTTTGAAGTAAATAAAGGATTTGCCTATTTGTTTCTGCTCTATTGAGTCTATGCTCTTAGGGGCAACGCCCTGCTTTACTACTGGGTTTACATCCATTATCCGGTTTACCTTTGACTGGACGAACTTAAGGACATCATCTCCGGTGGGCAGGGTATAGATCTGGTTGATTCCCCAGAATCTTGCACCATGCAGAGTTCTTAGGATCTCCATTGTGCTTGCTCCAACCTGGGAGGCTTTTCTTATAACTTGGATGGGTGTGCGGTCAGCATAAATATCCAGCATGAAGCGGTGGTTCTCAAACTCGATAGGCTCACCATTTTCGTTTTTAATCTTATTGTTTAGTATCCAGTGGAGAATACTGATTTTGTCTTTATTTATGTCGTTTGCCATAGTGTCTTTTAATAACTAGGTCTATTTCTCCACCGATTTGGTCTTCCTCCGGATTGGGTGGTGCTTGCTCGCTCTCATCGATAGAGTGCCTTACTTCTGTTTTTGCTGATGACTCACCCCATTCAGTGCGGTGCATTTCCCATAGGTACTTAATCTCCAGCACTGATACGTCCTGTGTTTTGGCCTGCTTCTGCAGCTTTGCCATTTTCTGGATGAGAATATCTGTAATAAGGAATTTGCGTTTCTTTCTGAACCTGTCGGCTTTGTCCTTCAGTTCTGCCAGTTCTTCTTCCATCCTTAGATCTGTACGTGCCACCCATTGATACTTCTTGGACCAGGTTTCTATGGTCGTATCGCTTGGTTTTTTGCCGAGCCGGTATGCAAAATCCGCCCCAGTTTCACCCAAGACTTGCCCAACCTTTTCCCACACGTCCAGAAGCTTCTTAATGCTGCCTGCTTCACAATAAAGTAGCCAGGCTGCGTACTGTTGTTCAGTTTCAGCTGGCATCTTGGAAGTGGTTATTTTTGCTTGTTTGTTTGGTTTCTTTGTTGCCATAGGCTTTTACAGGTGTAACTGGTCCATTCGATCTGAATGAAGCCCACAAATCGCCACACAGGGGCTTATAATTTGAGCCTCTGGCATCTTTTCCTTATTAAATCGCAGAATAGTGGATCTCTCTCCATAAGATATGCAACCCTTCCTATTTTGTGAGCTGCCATCAGAGTACTTCCTGAACCGCCGAATAAATCAACTACAAGCTGGCCGATTCTGCTGCCACCTTTTAATGCTTTCATAATCAGCCACTCCGGTTTCTCTGTCGGGTGGACCATTTCTGTCACTGCTTTTCGTGGCATGTCCCAGACATCACTTTCATTCGCTTCACCGAAGAACTGATGACGCTCTCCCTGCCTCCAACCGTACATGAGTGCCTGAGCTTTTGATTTGCCTGTCGGCCTCTTACCTTTCATTATTTGTTCGTATTGCTTTTTGTAGTCACCCCAGCCGATTGCAAAGTTGGGTTTCACCCAGACGATATTGCTGCTGAAGACAAACCCTGAATTTAAGAACTGGTAATAAAAAAGAGGGTAGGAGGAATATCCGGTGCAGACATAAATTGTCCCTCCTGCTTTTAAGACCATACTAAAGTTCTGGAAGAATGCTTCAGTGAATGCTCTGAACTCATCCTGGGTCTGGTCATCTCCCAGAATGATTCCTTGGTCTGTATGGAACTTACCTTTTTTCTCCATGCTTTTGTGAGCTACGTTGTAGGGAGGGTCTGTAAATATAATGTCTGCTGTTTTACCGTCCATAAGTTTTTTAACGTCATTTGGATTGGTTGAGTCTCCGCACATAACTCGGTGCGGACCTATCTGATAAATTTCACCGAGTTTGGATATTGGTTCTTTTATTTGTTTTATTTCTTCCTCTGTATCCCAAGGTTTTTCTTCTTCCTCCTGATCCAGAAACATTGTGGTATCCAAGAGATTGCTGATTTCTACTTCATTGAATCCGGTAAGTGATAAGTCAAAGTCTGCTTTTGTCAGGTCGGTTATAATCTCTGCCAGTTTTGTTTCATCCCACTGGTCTTCGATTTTATTTAATGCAAGATTGAGTGCTTTTTCTTTTTCCAACGGAATAGAAACGGTGCTATAAGGAACTTCTGTCCAACCCAGTTCTGTTGCTGCTCTGACTCTTTTTTCACCACCGACAATCACATTTTCTCTACCCTTGGAGGTGTTTATCACAATAGGCACAGGCATTCCGAATTCCTTGATGGAATTCTTCAACTGCTCTATAACGCTGCGAGTTACCTTTCTGGGGTTATACTCTGCAAAGCGCAAAAGTGTTATTTTTATTGTTGGTATTTTTGTTTCCATAGTTTGTTTAATATTTTTTTAATCTTCAGCCAGATTCTTTTGTGTAATGACATACCGTTTGTATCCACAGGGAGAATAGGTATCTCTCTTTTTTTCTCCTCCTCCTGCAAATGAGGTGATATATAGTCTTCTTTCAGTAATGGATAAATAAGGTCTTTCATACTTTTAACAATTGCTGAATTACTTTAAGGACTTTTTCCCTCTTACCGATATCTTCTGCGTAGCGTGCTATTACATCCTTTTTAGTCAGCTGCTCCTCTCTTGCTCCAAGAGGTGAGCGCCTGGTTACTGTTTCAATGACTTTATCGTCATCGACATCCGCCAGCGTTTCTATTGCAATCTCCATTCGCAACATTTCCTCCTGGACGCTGTTATGGATGTCTTCTAATAAATCTGTTCTGGTTTTTACCATAAGTTTAGTATTCGATTAGTAACCGATTCTTTTTAAAGGTTGGTTCATCCCATTCCAGAAGCTCTCCGGTTTTAATAACGATAACCATATAAATTGTTTTTCCTGCTTCGTTGGTTTTTTGTCCCTCGAAGTGATACTTTGGATTTTTGGGTGCTGGTCCTTTTGGTCCTGGTTTCATACTGTCTCCACCTCCTTTCCGATTTTTTGGACGATAAATATTTCTTTCTTCTTATCCCAGCGCCAGTATTCTTTACTGGTAGATGCAGGACGAGGGAATCGAACCATTCTCTCCTGGTCATCTCTTGCTCTCTGGGAAAAGTATTTGCTGGACACCTGAATAAATCTGATTTCTGTTTTGTCAATTGCTATAAAATCCCAGCAATAAAAAAAGTCCTGTGGTTGCCACTTGGAGACTCGTGGTCTTTCAACCAGATATCCTTCTTTTTTTAATTGTTCGTATGCTATTTTTTCTGTTTTGTTCATGCTGGTTCGTTGGCATAGCGCCAATAAAATAATTTTTCCATGTCTTCAACTCCGATAGCATCCTTGCAGTAAGAGAGAGCAATGCCAAGCCTTCCCTGTCTTTTTCTTTTAAATGCTAATTTAACGTGTTTGAAGAACCCGCGACTCGGTTCTCCAGATAGACCCAGCTCTACCCAGATTCGTTGTGCTTCTGCCTGCCATTCGTAAAAGATTTGACTGTCGTTTTCAGGAGCGATAGGGTGGTGGTTTAGTAGTTCTCCTACCGATTTGATTCCTTTTTTATTGACAGAGCCATTAGGCTCAACAGTAAAATTGTCATTGTCTTTGTTAGTATCTTTGTATGTTCTCATTTTGAGACGCTTGTCAGTATCATTTTGAGACGGCCCGTATCTCTTATTGATATAGGGAGTCTCACTTTGAGATTCGTTTTTAATCATTACCGATTCGTACCATTTGCCAGTTCCTCTCAAGAAAGCAGGTTGCTCCGGATGCTTTTCCAAGAGGCCTATCTTGAGACCTTTATTAATTGCACGAAATACAGTTGCTCTGCCAATATCCAGATAATCACCGAGGGTTTCTTTCTTGGCATAGCACCAACCCATCTGAGTGTTTTTAGGATTGTTGGAAAGGTTATAAATTAAATCGAAGACGCAGTATTCATTGATACTTAAACCCAGTCTAATTCTTGCATCGTGGTTTATAGTTGTGTAATTGAATCTGACCATTTTTAGCATGTTGTTTTCCAATTTGACTGTTGATATTCATTTTCATTTTTCACCCGTTTCTTTTCATTAGCTGGCATTGGGTACTTTTTATAAACACCTTGGAATCAGTAGAGCAAACAATTTGCTCAACAGCCAAACCAGTCCAATTATTGAAAGTAAGAGAAAAATCCAGGGTCGGAGTTTTCGGAACATCAATCTTCTTTTTCTGGCACTCAATCGGTACTTTAATTCTTCATTCATAGCTATCCTTATATTGCAATAGTTCGTTTGGTGTACCAGTCTTTAGCTGGGATACCTAAAAACTCACCGACTTTTTTAACTGTGGAAGGGCGTGGGTCACCATCTAAAACTAGAACACGTCTGACCGTTTGGGGGGATAGTTCTACTTCTAAGGCAAGTTGAAAACGAGAGAGTCCTTTAGTAAGCCTTATTTCATCAAATAACTCACTGTTAACTCTCTTTTCTTTATTGATAAAGACTGTCTTTTTTGGTGTGCTTGCTGTCATTTATATTACCTAATGTACAAACTCTTGTAATTTATCTCAATAAACTTTATGGTTGTTTATGTTCATTACTGTTGACAACTATCATTATACTGTGTATAAATAAGAAAAGTAAGAATAATCTTACATAGTTATTACAAATAATATGCAGAAAAGAAAAAAACCTTTGCTCAAAAGTTCGGACGATTTTGCTTCTATTGGCGAGTACGTCAGCTATATCCGTGAGACCAGAGGATATACGCTGCAGGACGTTGTGGAACTGGTAAAAACTGCTATTAAAAATCAGGCACTTGATTCACAATGTTCCCTTTCGAGAGGATATCTTTCTAACCTCGAAACAGGAAAACATGCACACCCTTCACCTTTTAAATTAAAAGCCCTCGCTTTTATTTATAAAATTCCTTATGAGTCATTGCTGCAAAAAGCCGGATATTGGGAAAAAAGCATAGACAAATTAAAACAGGACACCGCTCTTACGCTGATGCTGAAGGAGGTCGATGATATGACTGACTCTGAGGTAACGTCGGTTATCGATTATATCGATTTTGTGAAGTCCAGACGGACATCAAATTATGAAAAACGCCCAAAAAAGGGCTAGGAAGATTGTACGAAAGTATAACCTGTCCACTGCCCCTATAGATTTAAATAAAATTATAGATAACGAGAATTTAGCCCTAGACGAATGGGATTTTAAAGGTCGGGTAAAGGAAGTATATGTAGGTGACAGTATTGGTATTCTTCAAAGCGCAACTCCACGAAAAAAAAGAGAACTGATTGCCCATGCGTTGGGACATCATTTTATGCACGAAGGAAACCACATGTTTTTCGAGGAGAATGATCAGTTTGCAAAATTCAAACAAGAATATGAAGCGCAAAGCTTTGCTGCAGAATTACTTATGCCTCGCTCACTATTTAATAAGATGAAGCATTTATCGGTCAAAGAGATTGCTAACTATTTTTATGTAAATGAGGACCTCGTAAAATTTTATTTAAAGTTTTTTTTCAAAGGAGAAGTATGCCGATAGCAATGCTTATTTTTATGGACGAGTCCGGAGATACCGGATTTAAATTCACTAAGGCATCAAGCCGTTTTTTTGTGCTGGCAATTGTTATTTTTGATAATCTTGAATCAGCAGAGAAAGCAAACGAGGCAATCAAGGATTTACGAAAAGAATTAAAGCTTTCAGACAAAACAGAGTTTAAATTCAGCACTGGCACAACGAGTAAAGTCAAAGCAAATTTTCTGCAGAAACTTTCAAAGCATGACTTCCGTTATAGAGCAATTGTTATAGATAAAGCTGCTCTCGCAAAGAGAGAGCCTAATCCGGTTGATAGTTTATATATGCTGGTTGCCGACCAGTTATTTCTTCGAGCTGAAGACCGTATTACCAATGCTGCATTATTTGTAGACCGGACTACCTTTTCCTTTGTGCAGAAATTCAACACCTATTTAAGAAGGAGACTTAATACTGATATGCATAAATTACTTGGAGAGATAAAACACAAGGACTCAAGAGGTAATAATCTTCTGCAGTTAGCTGACATGGTCTGTGGTGCGATTTACCGGAAGTATAATCGCGATGACGATACGTTTTATAAATTCATTAAAAAGAGAGAGGAAGATCTTTGGAAGCCTTATTAAACAAATCGACCCCCGTAGCTGAGATGGATCGCTATTACTAGTGCCATCAGTTCCCTAAATAAGGTACTTTCACTACGAAGGTCATTCGGTATAAATACTTTATCAAATTTCCCTTATTTTGTCAAACGCTCCTGACTGCCTGTAAATTACATTTGTTTACACAAGTGAACATAGGCGGACAGAAAGTTTATTGAGATAAATCACCATTCTCTGTAAGTTTATTTACAGAAATGGAAAACAATAACTCAAAATCCCCAGAAAAAGAAATTAACGAACTACCGGCCAATTCTTTAGTTACTAGGGAAGAGTTGGACAAATTTAAAGAACTTGCACACAAAGAGTACGGAGTGGATCTAACTGATGCACAGGCATTTGAGCAAGCCACCGCTTTATTGCTTTTGTTCGATACTGTTATAGAAACGACTCTTGTTTCACGCAAAAAACGAGTTAACATCGACACAAGCTTTTAGCTGTTATTAGTTATAGCCAGAATAAATCAAACATGAACACTTGTTTCATCTACTGTAGAAAATCATCGGAAGATAAAGACAGGCAGATTCTCTCACTGGACGACCAGGAGAGAACCTGTCGAGAGCTTGCAGCTGATAAAGGTCTTACTGTGCTTGGAATCTACAAAGAAAGTAAATCCGCCAAGCGTCCTGACAAAAGACCGGATTTTAAGGCAATGGTTGCTAGAGTGGCCAGTGGTGAAGCACACAATATCATCTGCTGGAAAGCTGACAGGCTCTGCCGAAACGCCAAGGAGGGAGGTACTCTCATCGATCATGTCGACTATAATGGCATGCTTATTGTTACCCCCACAATGGACTATGACCGTAATAATTCCACCTTTCTTTTTATTGAGTTTGGCATGGCTACTAAATTCAGTAAGGACTTATCCGATAATGTTAAGCGAGGAATGAATACAAAGGTTCAGAATGGCTGGAGACCTGGGTCTGCGCCACTCGGTTACATAAATGATTTGTATAAGCCTAAAGGACAGAAGGAGGTCATGATAGATCCGGAACGGTTTGACCTTTGTCGTAAGTGGTGGGACATGATGCTTACTGGACAGGAGACAGTTGAAAGTTCACTTGAGAAAATCACCTCTTTGGGGCTTAAGAGTAAGAGAACAGGCAGGGCTGTGAGCAGAACAGAAGCATTTAGAATGTTTAGAAATATCTTCTACGTTGGACTGTTCGACTATAACAAAGAGCGTTTTGACGGCAGACATAAACCTATGGTTACACTCAATGAGTATAATCGAGTGCAGGACATTATGGATGGCAGAACAAGGGTTCACAAACAAACTAATGACTTTTATTTCATGAAGCTTTTAAGGTGTGGTGAATGTGATTCGGGTATCACTGCAGACTATCATACCAAAAAGTATAAAAATGGTAATTCCCAGATCTTTATTTATGCTAGGTGTGTTAAGAAAAAGGGTCCCTGTAAGCAAAAGTATCTCAATGCTGTTAGGTTGGAGGAACAGGTATTGGCATTCGTTAATAGTTTGGAGATAAAGCCTTCCTTCATAGATTGGGTAAGAACTAACCTCAAAAGAAGAAATGAGAAGGAATTCGATTTTGAAAGAATACAGAAGGGTAAATTTACTAAACGCCTTGATGCTATCCTAGCTGAAAAGAAAAATCTTTATGGAATGAAGATTGATGGGATGATAAACGAAGAGGAATATCAAAAGGAAAAAACTAGGCTGTTGATGGAGGAAAAACAAACGAAAGGAAATATCTCGTCTGACGGTATTGAGTCTTGGACTAAGGTAATGGAAGAGGTGTTGGCTTTTGCATCAAATGTTACAAATATCTTCCATGAAGGTGACGTTGAGACGAAAAGAATGGTTTTGAGGATTCTTGGCTCGAACCTGGTCTTATTTGATCAATTAGTGCGTATTGAAGCCAAAAATGCCTTTATTTATTTGAAAGACACCGAAAAAGTCATAACTGAGAAAAACGAGTGGCTCGAACCCAAAAACAGACCGACAAATCAAGCTAATCTAGCATTATT